CTATGACGCACAGACTGGTGAGATGCGTGATGATAAAAAGCATATGTCTATCATGGAAGATTATTGGTTGCCTCGCCGTGAAGGTGGTCGTGGCACTGAAATCACTACTCTTCCTGGTGGTCAGAATCTTGGTGAATTGACAGACATTAAGTATTTTCAAACACAAGTTTATAAAGCACTTAATGTACCTTCTTCTAGACTTGAAAGTGATAAATCATTTGATCTTGGAAAGTCTGAAGAGATTAATAGGGATGAAATTAAATTTACTAAATTTGTAGGTCGTCTCCGTAAAAAATTCTCAGATCTTCTTCATGATCTGCTGAGGACTCAACTAATTTTAAAAGGAGTCATCACATCTTCAGATTGGGAAGAATTTAAAGAGCATATTCAATATGATTTTCTTTATGATAATCAATTTGCCGAAATGGCAGATCTTGAAATGCTTGAGAAGAAAATGGAAGTTCTTGATAAGGTAGATCTTTATGTTGGTAAGTACTTCTCTCAAGATTATGTAATGAGACAACTTCTACAATTTACAGAACAAGAAATTACAGAAATGAAGATTCAAATAAATAATGAAATCAAGTCAGGTCAAGTAATTGATCCTCTTGATGTTGTAGATCAAGAAAAGCAAAGTTCTGAACTTGACTTGGAAACTAAAAAAGTTTCTATAAATAATATGAAAAATCCAACTGCACCAACACCAGTAGGAAATAAAAACACTAAATAATAAACGAGGTTAAATTATGGAAACCACTAAAATTGTTGATATGGTCATGAAGGATCAACTTGCTGATGCTTCAGATGCCATAAAAGATATGATTATGAATAGAGCAGCATCAATTCTTACTCTTGAAAAAGAAAAAGTTGGTGCTAATTTATTCTCAGATTTAGAAACCGAACCAGAAGAAACAGAAAATGAAACTGATAACGGAACAGATTGAGAGCGTAGAATTTTTAATTGAGGATAATGGATCTGGAAAGACTCATTTTATTGAAGGCGTTTTCCTTCAGTCAGAAATTAAAAATAGAAACGGAAGAGTGTATCCTATGAACGTTCTTGAAAAAGAAGTTCAAAGATACACCGAATCTTTTATTTCTAAAGATCGTGCGTTAGGAGAGTTGGGGCATCCCGAAGGTCCTACTGTAAATTTAGATCGTGTATCTCACAAAATTGTTTCACTCAAAAGAGAAGGAACAAACTTTATCGGTAAAGCAAAAATTCTTGAAACCCCTATGGGTAAAATTGCAAAGAATTTACTTGACGAAGGTGTAAAACTAGGTGTTTCATCTAGGGGTGTTGGATCTATTTCTGAAAGAAATGGCGCAAGTTATGTCCGCGATGATTTTATGTTATCTACTGCTGCCGACATTGTAGCAGATCCTTCTGCTCCTGATGCTTTTGTTGAAGGAATTATGGAAGGTAAAGAATGGATTTGGAACAACGGCATTCTTACCGAACGTCATATTGAAACTTTTAAGAAAGAAATTGACTCGGCAACTTTATATAATCTCCAAGAGACTAAAGTTTCCGCGTTTGCAAAATTCTTAAAAGACATAGAATTATAAATAAATTATAGCAAATTACAAGACTATATTAAAGGAGAATATCACATGTCAGCATCGGTTGACCAGAAATTTGAAACTTTCGTAGAGGAAACTCTTGAAGAGAAGGCACCAACCGATGGTGCTGGCAAAGCAGATCCAATGCAAAAGTTGGATGTTCCTGCTCCTCAAGATACTTCCAAAGACGATCTGGGTGGTCCTACCAACCAGAACTACAAAAATGATGACAACTCTGCAAAGATTGCCAACAAAGGTACATCCCAGGTCCATGACCAAAATAACAAGGACGCTACCGCTGGTGACTCTGCTGCAAAGAAAATGAAAGAGGAAGAAGAGATTCAAGGTGAAGTAGTTGCTGAAACTACCGAAACCGAATCTTTCTCCGTCGATGAAGATGTTACCGCACTTCTGACCGGCGAAGAACTTTCCGAAGAATTCCAAGAAAAGGCACGTACAATCTTTACTGCAGCAGTTTCTTCTAAACTTGCTGAAGAAACTAAAAAGATTGAAGAGTCTTATGAGGCACGTTTCTCTGAGCAAGTTGAAGAGTTCAAAACTGAACTTGCTGAGAAAATGGATAAGTTCCTCAACTATGTTGCTGAGGAATGGAAGAAGGAGAACGAAATCGAACTCCATAACGGCATCAAATTAGAGATGGCCGAAAATATGATGCTTAAAATGAAGCAACTTTTTGAAGAAAATTATGTAGAACTCCCTGAAGAAAAATATAATGTAATGCAAGAGATGACAGACAAATTAGATGAGATGGAAGAAAAGCTCAATGAGCAAATTGAAGTATGTGTGTCACTTCACGCCGAGAAAAATGCTCTCGTAAAAGAGCGTATGATCTCAGAAGCATCTAAGGGTCTTGCTCAAACCCAAGCAGAGAAACTTAATTCTCTTGCAGAAGGAATTGAGTTTGAGTCCGAAGAATCTTTCACAGAAAAACTTACCACCGTTAAGGAAAGTTATTTCCCCAAAGAGGAAGTTCAACTGAAAGAAGATATTGCAACTGATGTTGCAACGACTATTGATGATCCACGTATGGCAGCATACGTAAGAGCAATTAATGCTCATCGCTGATCTTCAAATTATACACACTTACTAATTAAATCCGGAGAAAAAAATGTTAGGTATTTCCCAACAACTCCAGGAAAAATGGAATGATGTTCTGTCCGCTGAAGGCGCAGATCCAATTTCAGATCCCTATAAGAGAGCTGTTACTTCCATCCTCCTGGAAAATCAACAAAAAGTAACCGACGTTGAAAGACAGATTCTGTCTGAGGCAGGTGCAACAATCACTACTGGTTCAAACGCATCCCCTGGTGCAGGTAGTGGCGAAGCTGGTTTTAGTTCTGGCGCTGCTGTTGGTGGTCCTGTTGCTGGTTTCGACCCTGTACTGATCTCAATGATCCGTCGTTCGATGCCAAACCTGGTCGCTTATGACCTCGCAGGCGTTCAACCAATGACTGGTCCTACTGGAATGATCTTCGCAATGCGTGCGAAGTATGATGACCAAAATGGTAATGAAACCTTCTACGATGAGGTTCTTACTGGTCAGTCAGGTGCTGATGGTGTTAATCCTGGTGCAACCATTGCTAATACTGGCAACAACCCTGCAGTATTGAATGACGTTTCTGGCGATAACGAAGCAACTCGCCAAGCACGTTACACCACTGGTGCAGGTATGGGTACTGAAGTTGCTGAAGGACTCGACAGCGACGGTTCTAACCCTGATTTCAGAGAGATGGGACTTGGTATCGAGAAGGTCTCGGTAACCGCTAAGTCACGTGCTCTGAAAGCATCCTACAGTCTTGAACTTGCACAAGACCTGCGTGCTATTCACGGTCTTGATGCTGAGTCGGAACTGGCAAACATTCTTTCTGCTGAGATCCTTGCTGAGATCAACAGAGAAGTTGTCAGAACTGTTTACAAGTCTGCTACTCGTGGTGCTCAAATTGACACCGCAAACCCAGGAATCTTTGACATGGACGTTGACTCCAACGGACGTTGGTCTGTTGAGAAGTTCAAGGGTCTCATGTTCCAAATCGAGCGTGACGCAAACGTAATTGCACGTCAAACTCGTCGCGGGAAGGGCAACATCATCATGTGCTCTGCTGACGTTGCATCTGCACTTGCTGCTGCTGGTCAACTCGACTATGCACCTGCTCTGGAAGGCAACAACCGTCTCCAGGTAGATGACACCGGTAACACCTTCGCTGGTGTTCTCAACGGTCGCTATCGCGTCTATGTCGATCCTTATGCAACCATCACTCGTGGTGGATCTGGATCTGCTTCTGGCAATAACTACTACGTTGTTGGTTATAAGGGCACCAATGCTTATGACGCTGGCATGTTCTACTGCCCATATGTACCTCTCCAGATGGTACGTAGCGTTGGCGCTGAAGACTTCCAGCCACGTATCGGGTTTAAGACTCGTTATGGCATGGTGCTCAACCCATTCGCTAAGGGTGCAACTGATGTTACTGGAAATGCCGATCCTCTGGCAGCAGGTAACCTCGGTGCTAACGTATACTACAGAAGAACTTCTGTTGCAAACCTGATGTAATCTCTTGCATCACATTATATCAAGGAGGTCCCTTTTTGGGACCTCTTTTTTTTTATGTTTAATTATTTTTAGTTTTGTAAAAATGAAACTAATGTTCATTACGTTAGATAAACTTGTCTAGATAATATAGAGTTATGAGAGGTAAAAATGAACCCTAACCCTCCATTGATTATGCTTCAAATGCTAGGAGGTGACAATGCACAATCTATTATCCCGAGCACAATTAGATGAATGGAGACATCTAGAACAAACTATAGACGAACTAGAATCTGAAACTCAAAAAATAAATGATTATTATGAATGTTTAATTGAGTGTGATTCTCGCAATCAAACCGAATGTAAAAAAATATGTAAGGTACTTCTAAAATGATTACTCAAGACCCTTAGGGGTCTTTTTTTATGTCTATAAATAAAAGTGTGAAGGACTCTACCTATGCCAGCATCAAATTACAATCCTAATTTTT